CTCCCTACCATCTTATCAGCAAGAGCGTGTAGAGTGTTTAAATCAATAAGCTCGGGGCGCTTAAGCTCGTGTGTGAGCATATTCACCCCTGCTGTTTCAACAAACCATTTGATATTATGGTATGATAGCTTTTCTACTTTATACATCATTACCTTGAGCGAAAATATTCCAACCAATTAAAACACAGTCTTTCTCTGCTTCAGATTGGAACTCCATAGAGAATGCGTTACCAGTACCTCTCACCTTACTTTTAGAAGTGATAAGTGTAAATCCATTATCGTAAAGGTCTGAAGGACCAGTGACAAACTGAGGAAGTCTGTAACGATAGATTTGTTGTAGGCGAGTCCACTTACCAGATAGAATAGTATCAGCCCATCCCCATCTCACTCTCATCAGACATCCAGACTGTTTCAGAGGTTCTAATGTAATTGGGTCAACACCCACCTCTGTACGCTCCATGTGTGTTGTTACGTAAGGGAGGAACTTTCTTGTACTACTATCTCCACCAGCAATGGCTCCTGCGACGAGATATGCATAGGCATCTCTACCAAATCCAGAAATACTCCAATCCACAAAGTCTTCTGCATGGTAATAAGAAAATCCAAAAGAAGCCACATTTGTCACTCTGCTTCCTAACAGGAACAGATAGATAGGCTCTTGTAGAATATTGTCCTCAGTGGAGGTGATGATTGGAGGAATAGGACTAAACACTTCTAACACTTGAGATACAGGCATGTCTGCTGTATTTTGATAGATACGATGGAGACTGAAAGCCTTCAATACCGTATCGAAAATAAGCTCATATGTGAAACTGTCTTGTGTAAATAATGGAGCAATTTTATAGATCCAATGGATTTTCTTTGTGTACCCATTATAAGCTCCAGCACTTCTCACACGACTAATAGGTGGGATGTTGTCATACAATGTTTGGATTGTCTCTTCTGTAAGGGAACTAACAACATAGTCACCAAACTGATTCTTACTAATAGCATAAATCCCATCATTTCCCCAATACATTCCAACACCATTTGCTTCAACAATAGATTGGGAAGAAACAGCACCGAAAGGTGAGAGACGAGAGACTTTCAGATTAATAGGAGAGAAGCCATAATCACTTCCACCTGTAATCTGCCAAACACCATTATCAGCAATAACCATTAAGCTACTACCTAAGTCCATCATACCAATCACTTTATTCATACCAGAGATACGAATAAAGCCACCATCAGTATCAACTAAGTCAAAGTTCTCTCTAGAGGCTGGTGATCCTTCTTGGTAGCATTTAAAGAAATCTCTTTTACCCTTCACCAACTGGCTAAAGAAGATGTAGGAATTGAGACCAGGACTTCTAGCATCACCTCCAACAACCTCTCCAGAGAACCCTGCATAGAACACTCGTCCAGCAAAGTCAGCAACTACAGTAGCACCATTAGGTGTTGAGTCAGTTGGAAGAGATACAGACGTATATGTAAGTTGAGGGTATTTAACCTTATTAGCTGCAAACTCTGCTTCTCTAGAATCTCCACGATCTAACAGATCGATAATGTAATAACCTTTAGGAGCGAGAACATCAGCACCCAATGTGTCAGTATAGAGGTTTGGGTAGACAGCTTCAAAAGGAATAGCATCAGGTTTAAATTGTAAGCCTGTCCACACCACCTCTGAATTACTCGGATATAGACTGAGACCCGTATTATAGATTGCTGTAGGATCAGAAACTACACCTGCTCCATCACGTCTAGGAATACCCCAGGACTGATTTTGGAGATTGTATTTATGAGCGTCAGGAGGAACAGCAGCAGCACGATAGGCAACATCTGTTTCGTATTGACTACCAACAACTTCTACACCCCATAAATCTCTAGTCTTCAATCTATCGTAAGACGCTGTAAATGTACTAGGAGAATCATATTCAACGATACAAATATTCTTATCCCCAGAAGCTACAATCAGATATCCATCAACTGTGGCAAACGAATAAGCTGTATCTGTAGGAAGTGTGACAGTGAGTGTTCCCAGATACCCATCTGTACTAATGATGTCAGCAGATTGATCGTAGAAGTTTAGTGTGTTATTAATCTGAACAACTAGGATAACTAAGTCTGGAATACCAGCAGGGCTAAGCCATTGGTAGTGTGTAGGATTACGTGTGAGGATGGTGGTTAAAGGAATAGGACTTCCACTAATCACACCTCCTGGTTCAATATCCATTCCCTTACGTCTACGACGTGTACCCTTCCTGCTAAGTACAAAATTCTGTTCATCAAGAGAACAATTATCAGGGAAGTTCAAAGGACTAGCTTCTGTGATTAGTCCTTTGACAAATGTATTAAACTCAGCCTTTAACAGTTTTGGCATTATCTGTTTCCTTACTTTCTAAGTATTGGTCAATACGTTGCTTGACAATACCGGCAGAAGTGAACAGACCACCTAGTACGTCAGGGATTTTACCCCCTTTACCATCAGTGACACAGATGTAACTAGCGGGGAATTGTGGAGAAGGTTTAATTTGGTAACCACGATGAATAATCATATTAGCGTCGTCCTTTACGACCAAAATCCATATACCTTACACCACCTTCAGTACGCCAAGCTTTACGGGCAAGCCAGCGTTGTTGACGAGCAGATTTCTGTTCGGATTTTGCATTAGCAATTTGTTTGAGATTGACGGATGCTGTACTGGTAGATTCAGCTAACAGAGCAGAGAAAGCTTCTACAGGAAGATCAGGAATGAAATCATCATCATGAATCCATGTAGGATGGATGTAAGCTAAACATTGAGACTTACTTCCTTGTAGCGTTGTTTCAACAGCCAGATTGAAACTGTCTGTGACAATATATGTATCATCAAAACTAGTCCAATAACTAGGGGCCATATCGTTAACAACTAATAGCTTTGTACCACTGAAATCAATTACAGTTTGGATATTAGTTGCATCAGGGTTTCTACCACTAACTAGACGAAGAAACTCATCTGGATACTTATATCTCACTTCTTGCTGATCTAAACGTGTAGATCCATCTTTATATTTTTCATACTTAAAGAAATTCATTTCCTTAAGATTTTCTGGGGCTTTGAGATAGTTTGGTCGTGTAACATCACCAACATTATCCAATGTAATAAGCTTACGAAGATGTGGCCAATTACGATTAGAGATCATCTCAAAGTAGCAATTTTGAACAGTGAGAGCTACTTGGTTGGATTCGATAGTTTCATCGATTCCGTTCACCTCATCACTATCTAAATCATTCAGGACTCGTTGAACCAGTTGTAAAAGCGTGAGCTTCATTATTTGTCCTATTTACATAAAAGAAAAGGGCCACTGCCGAATTAACAGCAGCAGCCCTAGTAGATTAGACCTTAGTCTTGAAGACGTACTCAGCGATAAGAGTAGCCTTACCAACACCCGGCACAACGACAGGGGTCGTTCCACCAAGAGTCTTAGTAACACGCTCAGCCGCTGTAGTGCCTGTGGTCGAAGCCACAGCCCAAGTACCAGTACCAGTCGAAGCAGGAACCTTAGTACCGACGGTTTCCATTTCAGCTTCAGTCAGAACAATACCATTGGTGGCCGGGGCAGTGCCACCGAAGATCACCGTAGGAGAAGTACCCGTGATGTTGAAAGCTTCATCCACACGCAGAACGTAGCGAAGGAAGTGAGCCCCACGCGGAATAACCAGCGGAGGAACGTAAGTACCATTCAGCGATTCTGCTGTGATGGAGATAGAGAGTTGATGGATCGAATCTGTGGATTGCTCCACACCAGCCGATCCACCCGTATTACGCGGGCCATAGAAGTTGTTAACACTCAGCCCGGCGCTATTTTCAAAAGGCATGTATGTGCTCCTTAAGCAATGTTAACAGCAGATGTGATGTACACGCCGAGAGTGTCAACACGCTGTGTACCGAAGCCCCAACGAGCCGAGGTAACGAATTCGTCACGACGAAGGTCCTTATTGCGTTCGCCTTCAACCTTCGGCATACGACGCCACGCAGCCATAATAGGCTTCGTATTGTCATCAGCAACCGACATGAAGATGTTAGCAACACCGTTCGTCACAGCCGTCGTACCATCCGAGAACGATCCCTTAGGAAGACGGTTAGAAGTGATGATGGTCCAGCCATACAGATTCATCAGGAAGTCGTGTTCACGCGACCATCCATCTTCAAGAATCTGAGCGCCGAAAGGCGTCACATCACGACCGATGGTAACAAGACCATCAAGAGTAGCACCAACCACAGGGTCAACGATAGCCACACGGCCAGCCATAGGAACGTTAGCCTTGTCGAAAGCAAGCTTCATTTGGATGAAACCAGCCAGGGTAGCAACGTTGTTAGGACCCGGGGCAGAAATGCGGTGAGCAAATCCGTTCACGAGATTGGGAGAGGCGTTCACTTGCGAGCTATTCGCCTTAGCCAGGAAGCGCGTTTCAAACACTTCTTGAATAGCACGAGTAGATTCGACAGAGCGAGCCGAGGTAAGAGCTTCGACTTGAGCACCGTCTTCACGGAGTTCATCAGTGACATACCAAGCATCGCCGACGTAGTCGGTAATTGTAAGGGTCACTTCACCCGATTCAATCGGAGTGTAGTCGAACGGAACATCTTCAGCACCGTCTTGAATTGTGACAGTACCGATAGTTTTGATATGGAGAGTTGTGCCAGAACCGAAGTCAGTGACATTACGATAGAAAATTCCAGGCAGAAGACCATCGGTCAGATTGCGAAGAATAAACGAGCTGTATTGTTCTGCTTCGATAAAGGCAGCGGTATTGGCGCGATTCTGAGCCATTATTTAGTCCTTTTACCGAAATGTTTAAAGTAGTTCTTAGGGTTGGTCATGTCATCAATAGACATCCCATTGGCTTCCAGTTCAGCTTGCATATCCTTAGCATTCTGCCATTCAAGAGCAAGTTCTTGGGAAGTAGCACCAATAGGCACTGTCGTTTCATTACGACCAATCTTAGAATTAGGTTTGGGTGCAAAGCCACCCGCATTAATCGTACTGTTGATGGGAGCACCAGGAAGCTGGGGCTTCTTCACACCAATAAGATTTAACACTGCCGTAGGAGTTTTAGCAGCTAGTGCATTCAACTCTGCGACTGTCATACCAAGCTCTTGAGCTTTAGCATTATAAACTTTCTCAGCTTCAGTCCCATAGGCAGCCTGCAAACTGGCAACGACCGTTGTAATGTTGTTCTGAGCTAATGTTTCTTGTTGCTTTCGCGTGAGCGTAGCATTGACTAGGTTAGCAACTTGCTCTTCAGTAAGGCCAGGATTGGCGCTGGTAATCGCTTCCGTCTTCTGTTGAGTGAGAGCTTGAAGTGTACGTTCAATTTCTTCCACCTTAGATGCTGTACCCTTAGCAGCCAGAAGCTCAGCTTCCAGTTGTGCGACACGAGCATTTTGTTGTGGAATATACTCCTGAGAGTGCTTGAGAGCGTTTAACGCATCGTCAAGGGTTTTATACTTCTGCTCTCCACGCTCATTCTTAATGTTAGCCAGCATGGTGGTGATAGCTTGATTATCTTGAGCGTTAGGCGGATTGCTACCGCCACCGTTATCAGGGGTGTCCTGAGGTTGATTTCCGAAGATGTTGTCCGGGGTAGTGGACATATCTGTATCCTTTAATTTTATATGAATGGTGCTGAATGACTGAATCGAACAGTCGACTGATACTTACAAGGAACCTGTTTTCCCACTAAACTAATCCAGCTTGATTGGCTGCCAAGGTAGGGATCGAACCTACGACCAAGTGATTAACAGTCACCTGCTACTACCGCTGAGCTACATGGCATTTGATTGGGGTGTTAGGTTGGACTTGCACCAACAACTGCCAGATTCACAATCTGGAACTCTAACTAATTGAGCTACTAACACATTAACTGGAGCGGGCTAGGATGTTCGAAATCCTCTGTTCCAGCTTGGAAGGCTAGACGTACTCCTCTGACAACCCGCATATATTCTATACTATAGTATAATCATCGTGTTCGTTATCACTCACTCACT